AATAGAGTAAGTGTAGACGCTGGTAAGTGGGTTCGGAGGTTAATTGTTGTGAGTGTTTTATTTGGAGTTATTTTAGCACCATTTATTACTACGTTTATGGATCACCCTATAGTAGTAGAAGAGCTTATTACTAGAAAAATACTATGGGGACTGCTTGGGACTCAAACAGAACCTGTATTTATAGAGGTCGACGGTTATTTATTAGTACCTGAGATTCGACAAGCTCTAACAGCTATTATTGGTTTCTATTTTGGCCAAGCCACAGTTAAACGATAAGTTGATTTTCAAATTTTTTCGTTATATTTATGTGTAGTATGCTCTGTTAACGGTGGCCTGTTAAACCGTCGAACCAAGCATAAATACTATATACTAATGCCACAAACTATTAATTATCTAGACGAAATATCTACCTTTACCTTCACTAGTAAGTACGCAAGATACAATCAGAGTCTCAATAGAAGAGAGACATGGGATGAGTGTATAAATCGAGTTGCTAAAATGCACGTTGATCAATTTAAACGAACGTTACCTCAAGAAGATGTAGATAGTATTAAGTGGGCGTTTCAGCAAGTAAAGGATAAGCACATTGTACCGTCAATGAGATCTATGCAGTTCGGTGGTAAGGCTGTATTAGCTCATAACGCTCGTATATATAATTGCGCTGTTCGACATGTTGATAGTATTCGTTCTTTTGCAGAGATATTTTATTTATTGTTATGTGGTTGTGGAGTTGGTATTGGGGTATCAAAGCATTTTATTGATAGGTTTCCTGATCTTGTAACAACAGCTGATAAGACTGGTACTGTGTTAACATATGTTGTAGAAGACAGCATCGAGGGTTGGTCTGATTCTATTGAAGCTTTATTAAATTCCTATTTTCGTAACACTGCTTTCTCTGGTCGTAAGATTGTTTTTGATTTTAGTAAGATAAGGCCGAAGGGGGCACCACTTAGTACTGCAGGTGGTAAGGCACCTGGGTATGAAGGATTAAAGCAGTGTCATGTTAAGGTTAAGGAGTTGTTTGATTATATGATTGAACAGCAACAGCAAACTAGAATAAAGCCAATCAACGCATATGATATTTTAATGCATTGTGCTGATGCTGTACTGTCGGGTGGCATTCGTCGCTCTGCTACATCTCTTATTTTTGATAAGGACGATGAGGACATGATGAATGCGAAGACATTTTTCGATGTCTCTAGACATACTAAATTTTATCATGATGATGAATCTAATTTATACGTCGGTAAGATTACTGTAAATAAAAAGAAGTATGAGGTAGAGCTGAGTGAGTATGAGTATAACGATGTAATTAAGAACAAGCGCATCAGCTGGATTCACATTGAGCCTCAGCGTGCAAGGAGTAACAATAGTGTTTTACTATTAAGAAATGAAACTACCTTTGAAGAGTTTACAGATATTCTCAATAAGACAAAGCAGTTTGGAGAGCCTGGCTTTGTATTTGGTAACCACCCATGGCAATTATATAACCCATGCTTTGAGATAGGCTTTATCCCAGTCACTGAAGACGGGGTATGCGGTGTTCAGTTTTGTAATTTAACATCTATTAACGGAGCCAAGATTGATACTAAGGCTAAGTTCTTAGATGCAGTAAAGGCTGCTACTATTATTGGCACCTTACAGGCTGCATATTCTGAATTCAGATACCTTCGTCCTGCATCTAAGCAATTGACTGAGGGAGAAGCTTTATTAGGGGTATCTATTACTGGAATGATGGACAATCCTAAGATCTTATTAAACTCAGATTATCAGAAGGAAGGTGCAGCGCATGCTACTAAAGTTAATAAGTATTGGGCGAAGAAGTTAAACATCAATCAAGCCGCTCGGATTACTTGTATTAAGCCAGAGGGTACATCTTCCTTAGTGTTAGGTAGTGCTTCTGGAATCCACCCTCACCACAGTAAAAGGTACTTTAGACGTATTCAATGTAATAAGCTCGATCCCATTTACAGACACTTTAAGAAAAGCAATCCACACATGTGTGAGGAGAGTGTGTGGTCAGCAAATAAGACTGATGATGTAGTTACATTTCCTATTGAGGTTTCTGATAGTGCTATGGTTAAAGAAGATCTTACAGCTCTACAGCACTTAAAGTGGATTAAATCTACTCAGCAAAACTGGGTAATACCAGGTACTACAGAAGTGAATACAAATAATGTTGAGCACAACGTTAGTTGTACGGTAGTTGTTAAGGATGATGAATGGGATAGAGTGTTTAAGTTCTTATATGATAATAAGAAGTATTTCGGAGCTGTATCTTTATTACCTAAGACAGGAGATAAAATATATCAACAGGCACCATTAGAGGCTATAGTTGACGAAAAAGATGAAGAGCGCTGGAATGCTGTCGTTGAGAATCTTAAACCTGTAAATTATAAGTCTTTTAAAGAAAAGGAAGATACTACTGAAGTACAAGAGACTATTGCTTGTGGTGGTGGGGCTTGTGAGATTCCAGGTTTAGCTGAAATGGTACCAGCTGTTCAACATGAAACTGAATCAGCTTAATCTGTTTTATTTTTTACCGTTGTATCTAGTTAAATCTAATTTTTGTAGAGGTTTCTCTATCTTTAGCTTTCCTAGCCATTCGTTCTGTATAACGAGTTTACTACCACCCACGACTTGACCATCGAGAACATCATATATAAAGAAGACTGTCTTAGTAATACCTACACGTATAATACGACCAGGTTTACCGTCCACGAAAACTGTATCGTCAGTTTTATAATCATTACCCCAGAATACGAATAAGCCTGCTGCCAATTTTTTAATACTAGATTGAAACATTAACACACCTAGACCCGCAAAAAACATCCACCCGTATTTGCCTATAATGTGCTGGGCAGCTTGCTCTATATCGGCAGGTTGCATATTGTTAATATCCATATAAGTATTTAATTATATCATATTGAATAAATAATTATACATGAAGAAGGTTATAACAATTATTACTACGTATAAGAAAGAGATCGGTGGTTTATTAAGACATGCTGCAACAATTGCTGGAGGAGTCTTAATTGCTAAAGGTACTTTAAGTACAGATACGTTCACTATGATCCTAGGTAGTGCTTCTAGTATTATTGGTACAGGTTGGTCTTTTGTTAATAAAGCCTCCCACAAGAAAGAGATACATGTTGCATTGTCAACTGACCCTGTTTCTGGTGAGCAGACCCGTGCATTTAATGCTGAAACAAAATCTTGGGAGAGCGCCTAACATTCTATACATAAAGGGATAAATATTTTTATGTCCTCAGGCTATTTGTATATTATTACTAATAAATGTTGGCCCGGTTGGATAAAGGTAGGTACGACTCGTAATTTAAAAACTCGTTTGCAAACATATCAGACAAGCTCTCCATTTAGGGATTATGAAGTCATTTACTCTATTAAACATCCAGAATATATCCAGGCTGAGCGAAATATAAAACTGCAAATGTATAGATTTGCTAAACAAACAAAGAATGAATGGTATGAAGTGGACATTGAGGTAGCTAAAGTAAGATTATCAGAGCAATTAGATAATTATTTTTATGGAGAGTGTGATTATGAAGAGTCATATGTAAAAGTGCCTGTCTCTACGTATAAATAATTAGAATGACATTTGATGAACTAGCAGAAGCAAATGAGATACTCTTACAAGAAGGGCCATTTACTAATGCTCTCGCAGCATTAGGTATTTTAGGTGCTACTTTAGGAGGAGCTGGGCAAGTACAGGCCAAAATGCCTACTCCAATAACTCAAGCCGTTAAGCAGGACCTTTCATATTATGAGTATATTGCTCCTAGTGAAGGTAAAGGTAAAGCTGGGCGCCCTGGGTATGCATACAAAGATCATAAAGGTTACTTAACCGTTGGTGTCGGCCATCTTGTTCTACGTAATGATAGAGCGTTAAAGAGTGTAGCTGGTCGGGAGTATAATGATGTAGTTCGTGGAAAGCGCCCATTGACTGATAGACAAATGGAACAATTGTTTAATATTGATGTAAAATCTAAAATTAAATCTGCGCAAAGTAAAATACCGAAATTTAATACCTACCCACAATATGTTCGCAATGCTATTGTAGATGGTTTCTTTAGAGGAGACCTTTCTGGTAGTAGAGATACATTAGCGTTAATAAATAACGGAGAATTT